ATCCCAGTCAATCAGGCTCTGGCCGCCTTCCTTCCAGGTCTGATAGTCTTCCCACAGGAGGGCGATCCCCGCCGCCAGCGCGGTAATGAGGCCAATCGGCGACATCCAGAACGTGCTGTTCAGAATGCGCAGCGCAATCGTCAGCGCGCCGAACAACGAGATCAGTTCCCGCGTTTGCTTATCCAGTGATTGCCACCAGGTGATAAGGCTGGATGTTCCCTCAATAAGCCTGAAGAACAGGCGCCCGATGATATCCCCGAGCGCCAGGATGCCTTTTATGGCTTTCGTCAGGGTCTGCTCAATGCGCGGGAAATTATCAAGGATGTGGCGCCGCAGCATGTCCAGCGAACCCGCGAGGCCACCAGCAAGATTAGAGCCGATTTTGTCACGGGCCATACCCGCCATCACGCCGAACTCACGCAGGGAGGTCATGAACCTGTTGGAGCTTTTGGCCGCCTCGTCAGCATTGAAACCGATAGCCTTCGCCATCGCGCTGTACTGCCCGGAGAAACTGCCCACACCGCGACGCATCGCCATAAGGGTATTTTCATCAATGCCCAGCATCTGCGCATACTGGTTAGCCCGGTAATACGGCATGCTGCTGAGCTTCTGACCTACACCCGTAAAAATGGCGGCCATATCGCGCATATTCCCGCTGGCATCACGGGTCTGTACACCCAGGCGGTTCAGAAAGCCTTCCGCGCCGGGATTATTACGCACAAACCGGGAGAGGCTTTCCAGCGAAGTCCGCGCCGCGTCCACACTACCGCCCACCTGCGAAACTGCGTAGCCAATCGACTGAATCCCCTGAACCGTCGCGCCGGTGCGTTGAGATGCCCAGTAGAGATTATCCAGACCGGAGGCAATTTTCGCCGTAAACGCAACAACGGACAGCGCCGCACCTTCCACCGCCAGCCCTGTTTTTATGGCATTTGCGGTGACGCCAGCAAGAACAGATTCAAATTTCTCGTATCCGGCTTCATCAATACCAAAACCAAGGGAGACGAGAAAATCTTTAATAGTCTCAGCGTTCATTATCCTCTCTCCATTTCTCAATACGGCGCTGGTTGTCAGCCTTAACGGCCAGATGGTCATTCATCAGCGCGATATCGCACAGATCGACTGATCCATCCTTCAGCGCGTAATAAGGGATTAACCCGGCGTCAACCGGGTCAAGGAGATAAGACAGCCCGTCAGGCAGGCTGTTGAGGGTTAACCCTGAGTCTGGTCCGGCGTCTCGCTGGTAAGGCTCACGGGCAAAAAATTTCCCAGCGAATCGGCGACCACCCGCGCCACCAGCTGCAGCATGGTCAGCAGGTCGATATCGTCAAACACCAACTGACCGCTGTTAAATACCGGGGTCCATCCACCCATATGTTTGCGTGACACCACAGCCAGGCAAGGATGAATAATCGCGTTGGTGTCATCTTCGGTCAGGGAAGACAGTTCATCGGCGATACGCGGCAGCAGGGTTTCAAATACCGGCTTTAACGCATCAAATTTTGCGCCATCGATTTTGCCATCTGCAGGCAGAAGAGAGCGAATGCTCCCGAAATCTGACATCATGCCCGCCAGCACCGGCAGCAGTTTGCGGGTCACTTTCAGCTGATCAAAAACGCTGAGTTTTGCCACTCGGTAATCGTGGCCTTTGACTGAACATTCCATCTGTTAAAACTCTCCGAGGATCTGGTCGATTTTGCCGCAGTCAAATACCCAGGGCATCGTATTACCGGCTTTAGCGTTGGCGTTATCCGGCTGTTTCTGGAACGCCACACTGCGCGCCGTGATGATGTCTCCGCTCACCTTATTTCGGATCACAATGACGTTGTTTCCCCAGGTACCTGAGGACTGACTCTGTGCGTTATACGCCAGTGACAGTTTTTTGTTTGTCGGCGAGGTCTTCAGCAGATTGACAGTTACCGTACCGCTTTTATCCGCGTGCAGGCTGTGCATCACTTCGCCGTCAGCACCGATGGTCATGGTGTTTTTGGGGCCGCCCATTGCAACGGTGATCCCCTCCTCTGAACTGGCGGAACCGTAGCCCAGGTCAATCTCGCCAGTCGGGCCGGAGAGGGACGCCGTGACGTCCATAAAACTGTAAGTTGAACCCATATTTATTTCCCCTTAGCGAACGACGTTGATCTGTACGTCAGCGAAATGCACTGCGCCAGCCAGCTTACAGGCAACCTGAATAACCGGTGCCTTACGTGCTTCACGGTCTGCCTGCGCCTGCTCGGAAATCGGCTGCGCGTAGACGTAATACCCTTTTGTCAGCGTGTCTCCGGAATCCAGCTGCCCAATCGGGCCACCGTTCCATACGCCAGCAGCCACCAGCCCGTTCGTCACGGACTGATCCATAGACTGCTCAACATTGGACAGTAGACGCGTCACACCCGCATCGGTCTGCGGTACTTTGGTTGTGCTGGTGTAGAGCAGGTTATACAGGTTGGTCTGTACGTAGTTCTGCAGCCAGTCGAGCCCGTGGCGTTCGTCGAAGAAATCTCCGCTGGACATGACGCCCTGCTGCAGGATTGCCGTATCGTTCTGGTAGTACACAAACACGTTGCAGTTCCTGGCATCCAGCGCCGCCGCCTGATCAGTCGTCAGGTTTTCGTAAGTGATCCCCGGCTCCTGTTTAAATTTCAGGGTAATGGTGGTGTTGCTGCCGTTGAAATTCACCGTAAACGCGCGACCAAACGCGGACAGCGCAGCGTACTTGCTGCTGGAAGAATACTGTACGAACGTGCGCCCGTATTTTGCCGCCTTCAGCTTGTAGGCCAGATCCCCGGTTGAAGTGGCGTCAAAGGTGGCGGGATCGCTGGTGGTAATTGCCAGAATGCGGCTGACGCCCGAAGCTTCTACGGCTGCAGCAACCTTCAGCCAGTCGTCATCTGCAATATCCTCTTTGTCTGCAATACCGAGACCATACCAGTTGGTGTAGCCCATTACGGCGTTAACCGCATCCATCAGCTTTTCAGCAGCACCCGCCTCACCCGTTGCCAGTGTCTTAGCCCAGCGACCTACATATACTTCTTTAGGGCGTGGTGATTGCGAGAAATAGACTGTTGCTGCTTCATATTCGGGGCTGTCCACGCCGAAATCAGATCCGATGTCCTCCTTTGAGGAGTAGAGGCGAAGGCGCTCTTTCACCGGAATGACCGTGGATGTCCCGAGAATAAGCAGCGAACCAAAATTTCGACCAGTAGCCGCGCACGGCCCAATGATCACGTCGACATTAACGACGTTTGATACAGGTAATCCCTGCGGCATAATTTAGTCTCCGAAAAATGAAACTGGTGCATCCACCAGCGATTTAATGCCGTAGTCGCGCACCACCTTGCGACGAAGGCGCACAGTAATGTCGTAACGGCGAACCCACTGCTGGTTGATAAGTTCCGGGAAAGGGGTCAGACCGGTGTAGTCCCCCATGGACAGGCCAAGTGCGTTCAGTTCGGCGTTGTTTTGCGCAACAGAAATACCATCGCGAAAACGTGACGCAAACGTCATGCCCGCCGGGCCATAAAATGACGCCATGCACTCAAAGGTTTCATGTCGCCAGAGCTGAGCACCCTCTTCAGTCTGGTTAGTGAATGCGGGACTGTTATCTATGGGCAATCCGGTAACGCCAAACGCGCACCAGTTCGTTTCAACTGGCAGCAGTGGCGGCTGATCTTTCTGCCATCGGGGGCGAACCATTCCAGTCGGCAAACCGGAAACGTTGCGTACCCACTGGCTTAACAGCCTGTCGAGCGCCTCGTCATAATCCGGATCGCCGCTGACAGGTGTAAGCCATCCCGGCTCCGTACTGGAATTATTGCTCAACGGGAAATCCTCCATCGAACGGCAGCAGCTCGCAATGCGCCTGTACAAAGCCGGCGCCATATGCGGTGTACGGGTCGACGAATGTCACACGGTAATCACGGTTCTGATACGTCACGATATCGGCATCACGGCCAGTCTGCCCCTGCGTGAGTCGCTCAGTCGTCACGATAAGGATTGCTCCACTGATAACCTGCCCGGACTGCATGCGGCGGTTTTCCAGTGAACGGTCAACGGTAACAACCCCGGCAAACTGCGTTTTAACTTCGCTGTCGCTACCAATCCCGTCTTCGTCCACTGTCTGTACCCGACGCGTTACCCAAAGGTTGAAGTCACAAAAATCCGGGTCGAAAAGAACATCGGTTACATCAAGAGTCGGCATCTTTATCCCTCACTACATGGGTTATTGAGGCGAGATATTTGCCAGTATCGTAAAGAGGCTTAGCCAAAGTGGTGCCCGGAGATTCACCAGCAGCACGCCGCGCAAGTTCCGCTTTCGCACCTTTACGCCCACGGCGCGCACGCGCTTCAACGGTGCTATCTGCAAGCGGAGTAAAATTGGCAGCTTTGATGTGATTTTTCACCCCTCTTGCAGCCACTGTACCCGCGCGGTTGAGTGCTCTTTCCGCTCCCGCCGCATTACCATCAAGCGCAGCCTGCGCCGCTGCTTTGAGCTGCGGCATCGTCTGGTCTTCAACTGATTTAACGCCGGGTACAAGATGCGGACGTGGTGGGATGTTTTGTGCAGGTGAACCGTATTCGTTGATATACCCAATCCCGGCATTACCGAACGGCACATCATCCCGATCGCTGTCTTCCGCAGGGATACCGACCAGCACATCCTTTTTGGTTAGCGACTTTAGCGCATCCAGTATTGCCTGAGCGTTATCAACCCTCGTTGTTACACCGCTTTTGAAACTCATAGCTGGCGTCCCCCCGCACCGAACATCGTGATCAGCTGATAAAATTCAGCGCCATACCGGGTGTTATTCCAGAAGCCTGCGTCAGGGTTTAGCGTCGCGCTGGTGTCATAGCTGACGCTTACCTTGTCAACGGACTTAGAGGACTGAACACCATTGGTTGAACCGCCCGGACCGCCAACCAGCATCGCCCGGCTATCTGCCGCCCAGAGCGTCATATAGTGCGCAACGAACAACTCGGCAAAGTACGGAAACAACTTTTTGCCGGTGGCGTTTTCGCTCAGCAGCACATCGGCCAGATTCAGACGAAACTGGATTTGTGCTTCGGGATATCTGGCAGGGTCAGCAAACTGCGGGAAGTCGCGGCGAAAATCACTTACTGTTGGCAGGCTTTGATTCTTTGGCATCTTTCACCCCATTACCGCCAGTCCGGGCGGAAGTAATCTGCGCCTGCAGGCTGTCGTTCTGCTCCTGCAGCTTGAGCAGAGCATCTTTCAGATCGGCAATCAGTTTATCTTTATCGGCAATCTGCGCCTGAAGGCTGTCAATAACGGGTTGCTGGTCATCAGTTTCATTCGATCCGCTTTCGGAAAGCTCAGCGTGCGCCCGGGTAAACCAGTGCGACGCGACCTCTTCTGGTACGTTATGCCGTCCCCGCCCAAACTCCTGTTTTGAGAGATCGCCGAGCGTCAGCGTAAAC